GTATGTTAGTAGTTTTGATTTTAATGCTTTAATCATAATTTAAGGTTTTAAGATTTGTTATTTGTTAATTCTAATGCTTCTTCGTAAGATATGATAATACCACGTTCTTCCATCATCATCATTTCTAATCTAGCCAAATGGTGTTTTAGTGTATTCATAGTTTATTTACAAAATAGGTTAGTGGGAACTTCGATTCCCTTTTGTTTCTTTATCTGATAGAATACGTTGAAGAATGCTTTGTAAACTTTCCCAGCATACTCTAATGAATCGTTTGGTGTTTTCCACATCATCTCTCCACCATTCATTCTATGCTTATTCACAACTTTGATTTCCCAACCTTTAAGGATGAGGTTAACTATCTTCTTCTGAGGAGGAGTGAACTTAACTCCCTCAATACTCTTCACAAACATTTCGATTTTATTAGTCATAATTTATATAGTTTTAAGGTTTAACATTAATGGGAACTCCCACACATTTACTAAGTAAATATACGACTTTTTATTGGAATAACCTAATAAAAAGTGAATTATTTTTGAACTATCCACACAGGTTCACAAAAAGTTTGGTTTTTTGTTTCTTCTGCCAACTGTAAACTCTCCTCTGAATACTGTTGTCCATCTTTAGCAGTTCCTGCACCACCACTATTAGGTCTTTTTGCCATTTCCATACCAATACACCCCTTATAAGTTAATCCCTTAGAAGTGAGGTATTCAATCATTGGATTACAAATTTCTAGCCAACCCTTATCACCTTTAGAACTTGCATAAACATCAGCGATGTTAATTGCAATAATACCACCTTTCTTAACTGTTGGTATAATCTTACCCAACGTAGTATGTAAAAAATTCTTGTTCCAATCGTTTATGTTTTTATATCTTACCCAGCTCTGTGTATCATCGTGTGAATATCTTTCAACTGAAAAGTATGGTGGTGATGTAAATACTACATCAAAGTAATCATTATACTCATCATAGTTGAAATCTTCTGCTGGTGATTCATAGAAGTTTGTTTTGGTAGGTGTTTCAAAGAAAGATGTATGTTTGGTATAGAAATCTCTTTGTTGTTCATAGATAGGATGATTTTCTTTACGAGGGTCTAACCCTACATAATGTTCAACTGTTTCACTTGAAAATGCACCTGCTAATCTATCACCCCATCCCATTGAGAAATCAAGTACAGTTTTAGCATTATTCATATCATAAAACATCTTGGCAACATTTGGCTTGAACTGGGCACATATATACTTGCGTAATCCAATCATTGTTCTTAATTCCTTTTTACCAACTTGTGGTAATTTTAAAGAATAAGATGCTCCCATTAAAGATACCATAAATGCTTTCGTTTCCCAAGTTCTTTTTGGACCTGGTGAAACTGAACCATCTACACTCCATCTGTTGTGTTGTTGGAAATAATTAGATGCTCTGTTACCTGTATTGATACGAGAAAAGTATTGTTGTTTTCCATCGTATGTTAATGGATATTTAGATTCCGCTGCTTTTCGTGGAAACCATTCACCTTCTTTAAGATACTCACTCCATCTAAAACCTTTAAGTTTTAAAAAATCATTATAAGCATCTTCTTCAGTAATATCAGCATATGGTATTGGATACTCCATGAATAATTCTGCCATCATTTCTTTAACAGTATCCTTCGGGTATGTTTCTTTTAATAATTCAAAATCATGTTCTGAAATGGTTGGAAATTCTCCAACGAAAGTGCCTTTTCTATACTTTGATAATATATCTTCTCCGTTAGTCATTATATATTAGTTTATTTATTCTAAGAACCAACTAAATGCGTTCTTTATTATTGTAACATTCACATCTCGATATATTAACCACTTCAGCCATGCTATTGGCCAAAAGAATAAATCAAATAATGTCCACCAAAATCCACCATGAATACTATGTCCTATTATAGCAGTTGGTATTGAGAATATTATAGTTGGGAATGAGAAGTTAAATTTATACTTATCGTTATTAAAATTGAATTTCATATATGTGTCCACGTTTTTCTCTTTACAATTTCTTCTATATTCCAAGTAGAAACTTTAAAGTTACGAGCAATTACATTAGTAGAAAATCCCTTTGAATAAAGTTCTCTGATTTGTAGTACTTGCTCGGTAGTTAGTTTTGATCTAGGATGTGATTCCCCTCTTAATCTCATTAGTTGTTTTGAGTATCCCTTTCCATACAAGTACTCATATGGTCTGCCCAATGTAGTATATATTGTATGTTCGAACGTAGTGTGTTATCTGGATTATAAGTTTTAAGGTATTTGATATTTGCATCATCATACATACCATCAGTTAGTCTGATTCCAAACCACTCGTTACTCGTATGTGTTAATCCATAATCACTTAATGTTAGAAATGTTCTATCAGTTAAATCCATGAATGGTAATTCTGGATTGTTTGTATAAATCTTTCCTTGATTTTTAATATGCCACTCAGATTTATTTGGTAAGTAATTAAGCACTCCTTTTTTACCAAGTTTTCCTAAATCATGATGGAATGCAGCGAATAACAATTCATCACGAGTGAAATCGATTTTTCCACCCACATCTTCATATAACTTCATCATTCTGATTGAGTTATTAACTACATTCATAATGTGGTCAATGTATCCCCCATCATATGCGTTATGATAACCTATGTTACCACTTGCAGGTTGTAACATTAGATTAGGTCCAAGTTCTTCCATACTGTACATATGTAGTAACTTTTCTAATCTTTCACCTGTGAATAAACTCTTTACCGCTGCAATGAATTTATTGTAATTTTCTTCTAGTTGTTTGTCTGTATATTGTTTCATGTAACCTATATTATGTTTTAAATAAATACCTTTGAACGTTCATCTCGTATTATAGGAATGTTTATTAAACTATAATCTGGATATACTGGATGTTTTTGATTAAAATCACAGAAAGTATCAAGTTTTAACCTAAATGCCTCAGCAACTTGTATATAATATAGTGGCTCACCACCCTCTAAACTAGTTAACTTTTTACTCTTATTAAAGGCAATTTTAGGTGTTGCTTTTAATTTTACTGTTGTTTCATCTCTGTGTACGAATTTAATTCCTGCCATATCTATTTATATTTTAAGTTATTTATAATGTAAATATACGAAATTTATTTGATATAACCTAATTATTTAGGATAAACTTTAGTCAATTCTTTCTATTTTACATTTAATTTCACACATATTTGGTGACATTGGATGTAAAATAGAAAAATTCATTGCTGTTGCTAATCCATTTGATAATCCGTAATTCTTATCTACAAAATAAACAATTTCAGTTCCATCTTGATTTGATAGTTGTTTACTTAATTTTTTAGGAACTTGAGGGATTCCAATTACTGGTTTATCTTTTTCCTCATCCTTCATAAATACTTTTATGCTTGCCATATTATTTATTTGTTACAAATATACGAAATTATTTTCATATATCCTAATGATTTACTATAAGTTTTCATTCAAAGCGTTTATATACGCCATTTCGGATTGTACTCCTGTGAATCGTTGTACTTCTTCACCATTTTTTTCAATAATAACAGTTGGAACAGAACGTACATGATACTTCTGTGCAACTTCATATTGAACTTCTATATCTATATCCTCAAAATTTACATTATTAAATTTAGATTTTACATTTTCCATTAGAGGTGTTAGTACCTTACAAGGTCCACACCAGTCTGCATAAAATTTCTTTACTTGTATCATATCATTGTTTCCTTTAAATTAATTATTCTATCTCTGTTGTTATTTATGTATAAATTTTCAAGATTTTCATTTCTATCAATACCAAGATATTCATTCAATCTATCAATTCTTTTATTTAAATATATCTCCTCATACGTAAACAAAGGTATATTGTGTTTTTTAGATAATTGTGATAATGCTCTACTATGTTCTTTATAATGAAACATACATTCATTTACCAAATTAACATCAATATTTCCATATGGTTCTCGTATATGGTATTTAGAAAAATCATCACCGTATTTAGATTTTCTAAATGCCAATGATTCTGATTGTTCTAATTTATTTTCTCTATCCAATAAAATTATTTTATCAGATTTTAGTATAATTTGTTCACCAAAGTCAAATAAAGAATCATATCCTTTTGCTTGTTGATGGATTAATATTTTGTAAAATATACCATCTTCTAAACTAGATATTTCTCTTTCTTTTATAAACGGAAGTGTTTCTAGTTTTAAATCAAGTATCTTTGAAAGATATAATGATAAACTAGTAGAACCACTTCTTGATGAACATAATAAACTAACCATTATCCATCACAGGCTACGCAATCCGGGTCAAGAGCTCTTTGTGCTATATCACCACGAAGTACTGATTCAGTTCTCATGTAGTACAATGTTTTAATTCCTTGTTTCCAAGCTTCCATCGTTACTTGGTTAATCCACTTTGGTTCAACTATCGATGGAAATGCCAAGTTTAATGAAACTCCTTGGTCAATATATTGTTGTCTTACGCCCGCTTGTTTAACTAAATCCATTTGGTTGATTTCTTTAAAAGTTCTGTAAACATCTTTAACAGGATATGTTTTTGTTCTATCCTCATCACCTATTTCTGCACATAATAACATTTTTCCATTTAAGTAACACCACTTATCCAATTCAGGAACATCTTGTACAGAACCACCATCAGCTAATATTTTATCCCAAGTATCTTTATTATTGATACCAGCTTTTCTTAGAACTTTTTCTAGTTCAGCATTTTTTCTAATAAACGTTCCCTTAGATGTTTGTTCTGTGAATACATTTGCAGCCCATGGTTCAATACCTGCAGAAACGTTTCCACTTAATTTTGAATTAGATACGGTTGGTGCAATTGCTCTTAAGTGAGTATTTCTCATATTCGTTTCTCTACACCACAATGGTTCTCCCATTTCCTCACCCATATCTCTACTTGCTCTTTCAGATTCAATCTTTAATTGAGAGAAAATCTTACGAGTTTCGAATTGTGCTTCCATACCTTCAAATGGAATACCATTTTGTTGTAGATATGTGTGCCATCCTAAAACTCCCAATCCTAATGCTCTACCTTTTTCAGCTGATGCAACAGAATGTTCGAATCCTTTCATATTCTTTGCTTTCTGTATAAACTCTTCAAGTACACCATCCAAGAACCAAGTTGCTGTATAAACTAAATCAGTATCTTTCCACTCGTTGTACTTGGATAAGTTTAATGAAGATAAACAACAAACAAATGAATGATTTTCATCGGTATGTAGTGTAATTTCAGAACATATGTTTGTCATATGAACTTTTAAACCATTTTTCTTATAAGCTTCTGGATTTGCTTTATTAACATTTCCCTTATACATAATATATGGTTCACCAGTTGCTTTTCTTTTTTGTAATAATTTTCCCCACTTTCTACGAGAATCAGGATCACCATCTTGAAGTTTTCTCATAAACTTATCACCTACTACTGCACATTGGTGTAGATTTAATGATTGTCTGTTTACATCTCCTTTTGGTTCTCTGATTTCTAACCACTCTTCGAAATCTTTATGTTCTATGTTAAGGTTAACAGATGCAGCTCCTCTTCGTACCGAACCTTGATTGGTTGCGAGTATTGTTGAATCGTATATTTTTGCAAATGGTATTACACCATCAGATGTTCCATTACCTGTAATAGTAGAACCCGCTGGTCTGATTTGGTTGATACCAACACCAACCCCACCACCATGTTTGGCAAGTAACATTAATTCTAAGTTCTTAGAACCGATATCATATATGGAATCAGCTACATCAATACCAAAACAACTAATAGGCAATCCCCTATCAGTACCAGTATTTGAAAGAACAGGTGTTGCTAAGTTCAACCAACCCTTCCATATATAGTCAAAGAATTTGGTTGCTAGTTGTGGTTTACCTAATCGCATTGCAACTCGTGATGCAACTCTCCAATATGCATCCTTTGGTTTTTCACCAACAAGTAAATATCCTTTAGATATTGTTTTAACATATATCTCAGTATTTCCCCATGATGGAAAATCTACATCAAGTTCCCATCCCAATTCTTCACCGTAATTTTTAGCCATTTATTTTAGTATTAATTATATTATATAAGAACTACTGTTGGTTTGTACTCATAGTTTCCATACAGTTCTTCATCTTTTTTTATATCACATAACGAAATTCCATAACTGGAATCAACGTTACCATTTTCTTCTTTTGAGTTTAGTAAGCATAATGGTTCTGTAAATAAGAAATTAGTATCTTTAACTAATCTGAAATTGATATATGAGTTATCATCTTCAATTTTACTTACAAATGAACGAAGTATGTATGCAAACACTTCTCTTGGTAATAGTTTAGCCTCACTAAACTTTATTTTATACCAATCTGTTTCTCCTTTCCATTTTGGGAAAAGAGTTTCACCTTTTTTTATATCAATCAACGCAAATAATCCAATTCCTTGTAAACTACTAACTCGTTGATATGATTTAATACTTGTATTTAAGTAATCAAATGGTGTCATTAACTATTTTTTAAAATAAATCTCCCCAATCTTCACCTTCATTTGCCTTACTATAATCAGTAGGTCTAATAGCGAAGAAATCAGTATGTGTCAATCCACCGGTTAAGTGGTAGAACCAATCTAATTCGGATGCTGATTTTTTATCATATTCAAAGTAATCATCAGTACCTTCTTTTACTTCATATCCAAGTTCAAGAAGTTTCTCATTTACTCTTTTTACGATAAAGTTTTTTAAATCTTTCTTTTTAAGGTTTTCTAAATCACCTTGTTCAAATATCATATCAATGAAGTTGTGTTCTAATTGTATGATAAGTTTTGCTGCTTCGTAGATACCTTCTTTGGCATCTCCTAGTAATTCTGGGAATTCATCACTCATGTGTCTGAATAATTGGCAACCCATTTTAGAATGTAGAGATTCATCTCTTACACTCCATTTCATTTGTTGTCCAATCCCTTTTAACATATTTCTCATTTGGAATGAGTACAACACTGCAAATGAAGAGTATAGGGATACTCCTTCACTAAATGCAGAGAAGATTGCTAAACTTCTACCAACTTCTTTTCTTGCAATAGGATTTGTTGCCAAATCTGTATGTTTCCATTCATTGGATGTTGCAGTTAGGAGTTCAAACTTCTCAGCAATTGCAGGTTCGTGCAAAAACGCTGAGAAATCATCTAATCCTAATGTTTCATTTAGATATGAATATGCAGTAGCATGAACTGTTTCTTGTGAACCAAACATCATTGCCATCTGTCTTATCTCGTGTTTAGGAAACCAATCGGTAACCATATTAGTCCAATAATCAGATACTGCACACTCAGTTTGAGCAAATCCCAAAAGAATATTACCAACTAAGTTTTTTTCAGATTCAGTAAGTACTTCATTCCAATCCTTGACATCTCCTTGCATAGATATTTCAGTATGTAACCAAAATGCCTGTGCTTGTTTAAGCCACCCTTCGGTGTAGTACATCGGATATTCAAATGGTTTGAATGGTATTCTTTCTTCGAATAATTTGCTCATAGTTATCTAGATTACTTGTTTTCTTCTACTGATACTTTTCTGTAGTCTGTTACAAGTTTCTTGATTTCACCAATTGCTTTTCTTGCTCGTGATGCAGAAGCCTTTGAGCTACCATTGTGTTCTGCTTCGAATTGAGTATATAACTCTTTAATGTTTTCGAAAATTTCGTTTGAATTTGCCATAAAATTTATTAATTATTAATTTATTTAATCCCCCTCATCGTAAGGAGGTGTTTATAATTATCATCTAATTCTAAAAACAGAATAGATTTCCGATAATTTTTTATTATCACACAGTTTATTTTTTTTTATTAAGTGTGTGATAATTTTTTTGATATTCTATCCTCTATTTTTCAAATATAAAAATGGGTTCTAACTTTTCCCCATTTCCAGATACAGATGATAAAATCAAATATATTGTATCTGTATGTTTGAATCCAATTTCGGAAGAAATTCGTATCGTCTCGTTTTCTATTGTTTTATATTTTTTGGTATTAGCGATGTTTAACATTAACTTTCCACCAACTTTCAAACTACAATAACAGTTTGAAATCGTATCTTTTAAAAAACCATCTATCCATCCACTTTCGGTTGGATATTTTTTATAAGATTGGGTTTCCTCATCTGCATACTTTTCAGTATCAAAATAAGGAGGTGATGTAAAACACAAATCAATAGATTCATTTTCTGGTTTAAAAACCTCTGAACCTAACTTATGTAATTCTACTTCTTTGCCAATCGAATTGATATCCGTATTTAACCTCTCTAGTCCATCAAATGTTTTAGTTGAGGGTTCAGTACCAATATACTTCTTACAATCACTTGTGAGGAATCCTATTAACCTTCCTCCCCATCCACAACTCATATCCCATACAACTCCTTGATTTCCATAGGTATTATAGATATATTTTGCTGCTGAAGGTCTGAAATTGGATACTGATTGATTCCCTCCATATATTTTTAAATTCTGTCTTAACCGATTTAAAGTAAAAGAACCACTACCATGTTTGATTTGCCAATTCCAAGTTTTTCTAATAATCTCTTTTAACTTATCATCGTTATTCCAATATTCAATTGGTGATAATTTACTCGAACCACAAATCACATCTACCCAATGAGGAAAATAAGTCCATGCAAGTGATAATCCATGCATTGTTTGGTCTATTTTACCATCTTTAAATAACGTTTGTTCATCAAATCTTTTTAAAGATTTAAATTGTTGTACTCTCCTATGAGTAGGAATATCATAATGAGGAAATCCTTTCTGACGATGATATTTAAAAATAATTTCCAATGCAGTATCTACATCTTCTATTTCAAACACATCTTGGGTTACCCTATGATATTCTAAATCTAACTCATTATGTTCAATGAACTTACCAAATGATTCGTAATTTATCATTATCCCATGTTTTCTACATACTTCTTATGAAGTAATTTCTTAGTTTCCAACTGTCCACTTGCAGATTGTTTTGTTGCAATTACACCATCTGGTGAATTACCATCATATACTTCAATGTATCCTGTGTTAGTGTTCATCTTACATGGGAACGTAATTCCATCAGGTCCAAATCTGTTTTTCATGATGTGAGCTCTTGCAGTATCATTCAATTTATCTTTTGATTTTCTACTCCAACTCATAATGAAATCTGCATTCATTACTTTAGCATATGAATCTGCAATCTTATCTGCTTCAATAACTTCTGAATCAATAGCAGAACGATTAGTTTGAGATGCTGTCCATATTGGAATTTCCAATTGTCCACCCATTCCACGAAGGTCAATATAAACCCCACCTTGTTCAGCATATGTTGAATCGTGTTTATTTGAATCAGATAATAGTAAATCAGCATAATCTACAATGATTAAATCAGGTTTATTATCCGAAATCATCATTTTTTCAATATGTTGGTTTAACTTTCTTACAGAAACTCCCTTTGGTGGAAAATACTTAATAAGTAATTTACCTTGTAAAGATTCTATTTTATGTTTAACCTCTTCTTTTCTTTCTTTTAAATCAGTTGAGGGGATTTGTGTAAATACAGTATCATAACGTGCTCCCACATAGTGTTCTGATAACTCCATAGAGTAATGAACCACACTTAAACCTCTTCTAACAGCATCTGCACCCAATGCAGTAAGTATCCAAGTTTTACCTACACCTGATGGTGCAACTACAACTCCCAATTCACCTGGTCCTAATCCTCCATCCATTAAATCATTTATAGGTTGCCAATTGGTTGGAACAGTAGAACGTTTTAATTCATTTGCTCTTTCATCAAAATCTATCTTATAATCATGTCCTAAATCGGTTTCAGTACCAACTTTCATTGCATTATCTACTAAAACTTTTATTTTATCATACTGACCAGCTTGAAGTAAATCAACTGATTGTAATATAACTCCTTTAAGGTTTTGATTTTTACAGAAATCCGTAAACTCATTCTTAATGTATTCTAAATCAACATTACCAACTTGAGTGAAAACGTGTCGTAGTTGATCTACTACTGTTTTCTTTAAAATTGGATTATCTACTTTTGATAATTGAGATTTAAATACATCTAGTGTTGGTGGTTGTCTATATACCTCATGATATTCTAATATTTCACTAACAATCCATTTACTTGCATCATGTTCGAAAAACTTAGGTGTGGTTATCTCAGATATAGTATCTAAGAATTTACCATCAACAAGAAGAGCTGAAAGAACCTTTGATTGAAAGGATTGCCCATATTTTGATAATGTATCTACTTGTTCTTGCATTTAAGTGTTTTAGTAATTGTGAATACAAATATACGAAATATATTTGTAATAACCTAATTTTTTTAAAAATAATTTACGGGTGATGTCCGGCTTTATGGACCTCAGAGGCTACACATCATCGGTTTTATTATGATTGGCTTCAATCACCCAGTAAATTAATCTGTAATGATGTTACCGAATGTGGTTTTTAACCAATCATTGATATCACCGAAGTTTCCTATAACCTTGTATTTAAGGAGGATTTTCATAAAATCTAATTTGTTTAGAGAAGGAACAGGTTCATTAAATCTATCTAAAGAATTCATTTTTATAGTACCACTAATATCAACATCATCGAGTTGCATTAGTTCTCTGTTTAATAAAATTTGGTTTTTAGAACCAAGAATATCTTTATATATCTTTATCTTACCTTTTGTCTCATCATATTTAGTTTCACAAAGTTGTAATAAATCATCTACTGATAACTTCTCTTCTCCACCTATTTCTGGGAATCTCTTCAATACTGTTTTAATTCCACATCCATAAACACCAGGAATATTATCTGATTTATCTCCATCCAATACTCTATATAATAAAAGGTTCTTTGATTCAATACCAAATTCTTCTTTTACCATTTTTGTATTATACATTTTCTTTTTGGTAGGTGACCAAACGATAGTCGTATCGTCAATCAGTTGAAGGAAATCCTTATCTGTTGACATGATTACCGCTTGTTCATCTTCCTTGAGAAGTGTGGTAGAGATATAAGCCATTATATCATCTGCTTCAACTCCATCGTAAATCATAGTTGTTAATGGTAACCCATCTAACATTTCATTTAACCAAACGAATTGTCTTTTCATAG